TACCATTAAGGTTAACATCACCAGTAGAGTAGATAACTCCGTCAGTAGCGTCAGATGGAGTAAGCTTAACGTCTCCAGTCATACCACCTAAGTTAACAGTAGACTCACTTGATAAGCTAAAGATACTAGCGTACTGTACATCCACCTTTTTATAGGTAACTAACCCATCATCACACTGTACATCCTTCTCACAAGATGTAACTAAAATTAAAACTAAAACTGCAAAAACTGTTGAAAAAAATAATCTCATTATATTGAATTTAAAAATTAAAGAAATTAAAGAACCATTAGCTCGTTGATAGCTGTACGACCTCCCAAAACTACTGCACAACCGATAGCTGGCTTCTTACCAGCCTTGGCGTAAGCCATAGCGTAAGCAGAGAAGTCAATACCACAGCCTACTTGAGTTCCAAAGATACGGCTGTTAGCTCCTACATAGTACTCAGTGTAAGCCTGAGTGTGCAAGTGACCCTGAACTGTAGAACGCATATCTGCTCTAGCTTTAGTTCTAGCTGTGCCAGCTTCTCCGTGAATGTAGTGCACTCCGTCAATGTCTACGGAAGTTACAAAGTTCCACTTAGGAGTCTCTAGTACTTCTTTGTACTCTTTAATCCATTTAGTAGGAACTGCTGAGCTCTGAGCTTTACGCATAATGATTCTATCGTGGTTACCAATAGTAACATCTGCAACTGGGAAACGATGATACCAACGTCTGAGTCTGTCAATAGCTAACTCTAGCTCCTGAGCTCCACCCATTCCGTTAGCGTCGGTTTCGTGATAGGAGCTGTAGTGATTGTCAATGACATCACCAATAAAAACTACTCTATTACAGTTATAACGCTCATACACCTCAACACAGTGGTCGAAGTATGAATCTAAGTCAAATGGAGCGTGTAAGTCACCAATGACTAGAACTCGGCTCTCTTTTTGATTAAAGAACTCGAAGTTGATTTTTCTTTTACCTGATAAACGTGGTCTTATTTCTGACATATTTTATATATTAAGTGAGGCAAACATACGGCAAATAATTGACATATGCAAGCCCCACGTTAAAAAAATTAATTATATTTAAACTTCTTGTTAGACTTTAGAGCTTCCTTTTCCTCAATAATCTGAGCAACGTGATATAACTCTAGAGCTACTCTCTTGTACTTCTCAGGCTCTGTCTCATTTTTTCCAGTCGAATGTAGCCACTGTAGCTTTGTGGCAAACTGGTCAGCAATCTTAGTGAGCTCTGTTAAGCTTAGCTTCTTTAGCTTCTTAGTCGTTAGCTGCTTCATAGATACGCTTAAGTTCTCTTACTACGCTAGCTACACACGGAGAGCAATTAGATACAACTCTCTTTGAGTTGAATATATCATTGTAGATTCTAACTAACTCCTTTTGCTCCTTAGATGACACTGAGTGTCTCTTTTCAGCGAAGTACTTATCTAGGTAGTCATAGTCAGACTCAGACAAGTCATTGAGCTTTCTGTTAGGGAAAATTTTATTGAGCGTCTCTTTGCGAGCTTTACAGCCACAGTCAGAGTCCAGAGCCTTAGCTACAGTTTCCACTACAGCCTTGATTCCAGTGGCCTCAGTGATTTTCTCTACAGTATCACCTAGACCTTTGTTAGCAGCGTCTCCTAGAATGTCTAAAACAACCGCTTTCTTAATTTTGAGCTTCTGAGCTATCTTACCAGCTGTAAGCCCTTCATCGTGCAATTCAAATACTCTTTCGTTCATAATTATCTATTATTACCTTGTCCTCTGGACTTTTGTTTATACTTAGTTTGACCTTTGCTAGCGTTCTTAGAGTGAACTCCTTTTCTACGCTTCTTTGCCTTTTCGTTTCTAGCTTCGTAAAGCCCTCCTTTTTTAGCCATTATATTCTCCTTTTGTGAACTTTAAATAGTCGTTATACAAATGCTCTGCAATTATGAGCTTACTTTTTTTAATTGATAGATAGATAGTCTGGATACCTAGACCGCTTTCCTCAGCTAGTACTCTGAATGACTTACCAGTCTTTAAGTACTTTCTGAATAGTTCGTAGTCGAACCAGTCATCTGACTCAGCCTTTAACACTTCATACATCTTAGTCTCTAGAGACTCGATAGCTTCTATCTTAGGGTCCATACCCTCATCTAGCAACTCAAAGCAGTAATCCATATCATACTGGTCACCTACGTGATTGTACTTAGGCTCTTTAACCTTCTTTAAGTCGTTAAATATAATAGAACGAAGTGCGAAAAACATATAGCCCTTACTAGCCTTCTCTCCTTCTACTATCTTATCATACAAGTCATCATACTTAAGTAGCTTGATGTACGCCTCCTGAACGTAGTCCTCAGCGTAGTTTCTGACTTTAAAGTTGTTACCAGCTAAACTCTTAGCAGCGTCAACAAAGTCAGAGTGGTGTACTGATAATAACTCTATAGCTTTATACTTCGACATACCAATCTATTGTTAAAATTACAAATGCAAATCCTAACTGGTAGTGGTAACCAGTCACACCTTCCTCTAGTTCAGCTTCACCAAAGACAAAGCCAAACATTAAGCCTTTAACGAAGCTCACTCGTATTGCAGCATTATCGTTAGTCTGATATACATAGACTGCTAAAAACGCTAGTATTAAGATTCCTAATGTTATCATTAAAATTCTAGTTTAGTATCTACTTTTACAGAGCCCTCTATTACGGGTACTCCAGCGACAGTGAACTGGCAGTTGGCAGGCATCATTCTCATTGAGATTGGAGAGTCCATAGGTGTTGGCCTTCCTCCTGTTTCTGTTTCCTTAACCTTTACCACGTGGATGTCGCTGTACATCCATCTCTCTGGATGCTGCGTATACCTGTGAATTGAAACTACGTCATCAGCACGGTTTCCCCATTTACCGCCTCCTTCAACGTCAGCCATTGAACAAGGTTGTGGGAATCCAGCCATCTCGTGGTCAGCTGGGTGCTTTCTACGTAGTGCTTCTGTAACACCGTGACAGTTAAGCCACATAGATACGTTATTCTCTTTACAAAATAATCTAAACTCAGAAGCTATTTGATAGTCATATTCGTGACCACCGACCGAGCGTAATAGCTGAGGGTCTTTAGCTAGTGAGTTATAAGGGTCTACCAGTAAGCCGTCAAAGTCAAATACTTCTTTAATCTTTTTTGCTTCGCTCATCAATACTCGAGCCGTGTAGATTTTCTCTACCAGAATGATTTTGAAGTGTTCGTTGACCCATTCGAGCTCTGATTCTATTACTGAGTCTGGTAACTGTTGGATAGGCGTAGCTGTTTTGAACTCTATAAGCTTCCGTGCAATACTATAGTCAGTATTTTCACTTGAGAAAATCAAGAATTTTAAGCCGTGCTTCATAGCATAAGCTACCAATAGATACAAGATAACAGTAGTTTTACCAGTGTTGGCGTGCCCTATACATATATTAAACGCCCCTCTCTTAAATCTTAGCCACTCGTCAACCTCAGGGATGTTAAGACCTAGACCTTGTTCTATGCGGTCGTACTTAACGTCCATCAATTTTTCTTTAAGGTTTTTTACTGTAGCTATCATAAAAGAGAGGTTTTAGTTTCGTTTAATACTTTAATTAAAATGGTAAGTCAGGAGTTCCACGTCCAGCTGTAGACTGCTCAGAGGCTGTAACACCTTCCTCAACTCTGTCTGCAACTTTGATAGTTCCATCTGTCCATACTACTTTACCGTTACCGATGTAGTTCTTAGCTTCTTTAGCCTCTCTCTGCTCTTTAGTTTGAGAGATAAATGCAGAAGCGTTCTGTCCATACTGGTTAGTATCGTCATTAATACTGATAGTGATGTTAGCCCAACCTTTGTCATTGAACTGTACTTTGTCTTTATTAAGACCTAATGTTACTAATGTAGCCATTATATTAAGGGTTTATTATTATTATTAAACTAAACTTTGTGCAAGTTTCTTTTTAACGTCTGCACTTACGTCATACTTAGACTCGATTTGCTCTATTGAGCCACCGTCCTTAACAAACTGAACAGCTTTAACGAACGCATCTGTGTTAGCCTTTAATGCTGGCTTACCCTTACCGTGGGTGTTGGTTGCGTCAGCGTCTGCTGTGTCGTCAATTAATAGAAGGTTACCGAGTGCATACTTTTTGCCGTAGCTAGAGGCAGAGCCGTACTGCTGAGCGGTGGCCATACCTTTTTGGTTCAAGTCGACACCTACAATAGCTGTAGCTGAATGACCCATACCACTCTCTACGTCAAAGATAGTAGCTTCTGACTTAATTACTGCGTCAGCTACTAGTTCCTCAGTTACTGAAAACATTACACTGTACTTAGCGTTGAATGGTTTTAGTGACTCTAGGATGTCCTCAGCAGAACGAAACTTATAGCCTCCGAACTTGTTAGTTCTGTTCTTAGCTACCTTAAGCTCTTGCTGAATTAGTGAAAGTTTCTCTTTGATATTCATATATTGAAATAATTATAGTGCAAATATAAGTATAATAAATTTACTGTGCAAGTTTTTTCTTAACTTTTTTTAATAAAGTCATAAAGTTCTATAGCCTCCATTAGGTAGCTCCAAGTTGCGAGCTCACGCTGTAGACCTTCTTTAGTTATCTGTAGTAGCTCATCGTTAACCTTAGTTACAAAAACTCCGTCAAGCTCTTGTTGATTTCTAAGTATACGTCTCTTAACGTCCTCTAAGTTTGCGATAACTTTATTATATGCTCTCTCTCGAGCTTCCGTTTTGCTTATCATAATGGGTTTTATTTATAAGTAAAGCAATGGCTCTAACTATAGTAGCTACACAAAAACTAGCCAAGATGCCAACTTCAAAGGCGTAAACATTATCTATAATTGTAGATAAAACTCCATACCATAATATAGCAGTACAAACATCCCACACAATAACCATAGTTATAATTAGCGGTAGAATAGTGTACTTAAATTCTCTACAAAGATAAGAAGCTGTAACTGTAGTAGTTACTAGTGGAATTATGTAACAGAACCCTATAAGTAGACTCATTGTTTTACTTTGTTTGATGCAAACATACGAAAATAAAACGAAACTACCAAATTAAAATGACTGTTTCTTTTTTATCTCGTCAAGTTTATCCTTATATATGTCTATAAGGTACTGTAAGTGTACAGCGTCAAATTTAGCCACCTTGTGAGACTTCTGCATTAGTTCGTCAGCTTTATCCTGACCTAAGGCCTGACCGTACTCATACTGTCTGCCATTAAGGAATCTATTGCAATATCTATGCTGAAAGTGG